GGGTTATTCATACACGCAATAAGAATTATAAGAGAAATGAGGTTAGCAACAAATGGACAATATCCAACTTTCATTATTTGGGAGAACGTACCCGGAGCTTTTTCAAGTAACGGCGGAGAGGATTTTAGAGCCGTGCTTGAAAAAGTCACAAACGCCAATATTCCAATGCCTGCAAGTGGCAAATGGGCAACCGCAGGAATGGTTAGAGGGGGGGAGGTTGACACAGCTTGGAGAATCCTTGATGCTCAATATTGGGGAGTACCCCAACGTAGAAAACGAATCTACCTTATCGGAGATTTTGGAGGACAACGTGCCGGAGAAATATTATTTAAGCCCGAAAGCGTGCTTGGGTATACTCCGAAGAGCAAAGAGCAAAGGGCGGAAGCTGCCGGACAATCTACGAATAGCCTTAGAGCAGAAAGTAGCCGAGGGGGGGGAGGTTTTAGGTCTTGATTTTGCACACGCTGACAGCGTGGTAAGAACCTACAAAGATATTACCCCAACCTTAGTACAGAATATGGGGCGTGGCGGAGGTCAAACGCCTTGCATCATGTACGAAGAGAAACGGAGCGTAATACCTTTAAGGGATGAAGTTACAAGAAATAAGGCAAGCAACGGATTAGGCGTTGGAAAGGTCGGGGGACCTTGCCCGACACTCACAACGGCAGATATTCACAGCGTATTTTACGAAGCCTACCAACACCACGGATACAGGGAGAGCGATACAAGCGGAACATTAACCGCAGGACAGAACAATACCGTAAGGGGAGATACCCCATTGATTGTAACCGATAAAAAAGCCTTTGAAGAGAATCAGCACGGAGGATACAGGGAAACACAGATTAACGGCACTTTAAGGGCAGCGGGGGGGTCTTACGGCGGAGGGTCGGAAACTCTGATAACAGAGAGTACAAAGACAAAGGGGAATATCCCTAGCACTCCGAAGAAAAGTATTAAAGACCTGTTAAAGAAAGCAACACAGAAAGTTGTATACATAATCCGCAGGCTTACACCTGTTGAGGGAGAGCGATTACAGGGATACCCGGACGATTGGACGAAATACGGAGCAGACGGCAATATTATAGCCGATACGGCACGATACAGGGCAATAGGCAACAGTATATGCGTATATTGTGCGGAAAGGCTCTATATAGGCATTATACGAATCCTACAGGAGGAAGAAAAGGACAATGAAAGAAAAGACGAGAGCCTTTTATAAGGCAGTATTTAAGTATTGGTGGAACGAAAGAGTATTGAAGTTCTTTAGAAAATAGGAGTTGGTACACATGAAGAAATGTAGCTTATGTGGAGAAAAGGCATTGGAGGGCATAGAGATATGCCCGGAATGTCTGAAAAAGGCAGCAGTTGACCCAAGACAGATAAAGAGGTTACGACAGATAAGCAACATATTAAGCATAACGGCAGACACGGACACGAATATAAAAGCCTGTATGCAGAGTATAACAGAAATTGCGGACGATTTGGAAAGGGGCAGTTATGGCAAAGAAGAGAAGAAACAGGAAAGTAATACCATTCCAACAGGAAAGGACATTGACATATAACAAGGCAAAGCCGAACCGACAGGCAAGGAGATTAGGAATTAAACCCGAAGAACCAAAGAGAGAAGAGAAAAAGACGGTAAGCAAGGCAGCAGTATTAAGCCAAAAGGCGAAACAGGCAAGAGAAGCACAAAAAAGAATCACACCGCCGGGAATGACATACGGAGAATATATGGAATATCTGAAAGACAAAAGGCAGCAGTTGGAAGAGAAGAAAAAGAACATACATGAATGATACTTATATAAGTATACAAGTTGCACAAAAGATTGATGTACTTATATAAGTATATTTGTTAATTATCCCGGGTTGTAAATATACTTATATAAGTATATAATAAAATCATCAAAGGAAAGCAAGACGGAGGTAAGAAACAATGAGAAAATTTGAGGTAGGAAAAAGATACGGAGAAAACGCAGTAGTATTTGAGATTATAAAGAGAACAGCAAAAACAATTACATACGCACCAATTTACCATGCAGGAAGATATAACGAAAGCAAGAGAGAAGAAAAAACGGTAAAGATTCGTGATTGGGGCGATAGAGAAGTATTTTTTACAACAGGACACGAAACAGTAGAAGCATAAAGAGCCGAAACGGTAAGGGGCAACCGCCCCGAGCCGTCAAGACAGGTCGGCAACCTGTTTTCTGACGAGGGCAAGCCAATAGCCGTAGCAGGGATAGAGTGAAAAAATAGCAGTGGGTACGCCAACTAGAGAGCGTGCAGTAAGTCAACAGGTTTTTAGTAATTTTTTAATGCGAAAAATTGCAACGCCTATCACATAGCCGGGAAAGGCGGTGGATATATGCCAAGAAGTCCACCCGAAAAGGCTATTGCACACCTTATAGAGTGCCTAAGCCTTTAGAGATTGTATAAAGTGTGCAATGCACACGCAGGAGGTAGCCTATGGAAAAAATACCAATGACACAGGAGGATAGGGATTATTTCAAAAGCGGAGTAAGAACCCTATGCGGTATCGAGGTAATACAAGCTAAAAATATCATAAATGACCCGGAATTAAAGGTAGTATTCACTTCCGAGGATTTGGACTTTATGAACAAAGAACTTGGTAGACAGGCAGGGGCGGTATTTGCCCGAATCCTTAGAGCAATTAAGAAAATGGACTTTAAGGAAGCACAAAGAGTAATCACAGGAGGTAAAAACAGATGAAAACTATTGCAATTATTAACATGAAAGGCGGATGTGCCAAGACAACAACAAGTGTAAACATGGGGTACATCTTGGCAGAGGATTACGACAAAAAGGTATTGATTATTGATAATGATAAGCAGGGCAATTTATCTAAGGCGTGCGGTGTATGGAATAATGAAG